ATCCAGTGGCGTAGAAATGGCAATAAAATCCATCTTTGATGATGGTGAAAATTAATAAAATAAAAGTTTGGTCACATTATTGTGCCAATAAAACATTGTTTTGATAAGAGTGGATTACTCCGGTAATTCGCTCTTTTATTATATAGCCGGTAACTCATGTTAGGGTATGCTCCTAACACCGGCAAAAGAGACTTGTGGGATAACTACCCACCACTCTTCTATTCATTAAGACTTGGCGAAATGCTGGGTCTTTTTGATTTGAGGAAAGCACATGTCGTGAGATAGCAATAAGTCTTTCCTCTTTTGTTTTTACAAAGGAGGAGAAAATAATTATGAGTTATAACAAAGAAACTGGTATGTATGAGGGTTATATATACAAAATTTACAATGATGTGAATGACAAGATTTATATTGGGCAGACAATTCAAACCATTGAAGAAAGATTACGAAAACATACAAGTGATGCATTTACTAGAGATACAGGAATGGCTATACATGCTGCAATTAGAAAATATGGGAAAGAAAATTTTCATATTAGTGAAATAGAATGTATTAAACATAAGAGCAAAAAAGAGCTTGTTAGTTTATTGAATAAAAGAGAAATAGATAATATATCTTTATATAATACTATAAGCCCTAATGGATATAATATTTCTGCTGGTGGTGTTTTAAATGATACAAAAAAAATACCTGTTATTAGATATGACACTACTATTGAAAAATATTTTAATTATGAATCAATAACGGCTGCTTCTGTTGATACTGGTTTAGATATATCTAGGATATATGCTTGTTGTTCTGGTAAATGCCTTAGTAGTAACGGAAATATATTTAGATATGCATCTGACGGAATTTCCGAAGATGATATTAATAAATATATTCAATTACACCCTAAAATAAAAAAGTTTGATTACGATGGTACGTTAATAAATATTTATTTATCTGCCACCTTAGCAGTCGAAGATGTGAGAAAGGAATTTCCTAAAGCTTCTACTTCTGGTATTACTGCATGTTGCAAAGATAAACAAAAGACTGCATATGGATACGTTTGGAGATATGAATATGATGATTTTGATGTAGACGATAAATATTACATTGAACTTGTTTTATCTAAAAATAAAGAATATATCCCCAAAAAAGATAATATTTTTATAGAAAAGCATGATAAATATACCGGTGAACTAATAGAGACATATGATGGATTTAAGGATATTGTTAATAAATTAGGTTTTGATAGGACTAATATAAGTTATATTAGAGATTGTTGTAATAAAAAAATAGCTAGTACTTTGGGTTGTCATTGGTGTTATAAAGGCGAATTTAATCCAGAAGATTTGAATAGAGTTTTAGAATCTCCTGTTGATATGTATTCATTAGAAGGAGAATATCTTAATGGATTTGATTCAATTAGAAAAGGACTTGAATTTATTGGTCGTGATAAAAATTTGGCTAGTGTTATTATAAATTGTTGTATTGGCAACACTGAAACAGCTTATGGATTTGTGTGGAGATATAGAGGTGAACCTTTCGGGAAAGTTGTAAAAAAAGATAGAAATAATACTCCTGTTGACATATATAAATATACAACTGATGGCGTATTTATTGAAAGATATACAGAAACTAAGGAAATCGCAGCAATATATAACTTAACACTTTCGCAAGTTCGAAACTTAATTAATAAGCATAAGTGTATAAATTCTGAGTATGTGTTATTTTATGCTGATGAAGAATTTGATACAAGTTTAATAACATATTATAAAGAACAAAGGGTAAACCAATACGATTTAAATGACAATTATATAGGAACTCATCTTACTGCTAATCATGCTGGAAGAGATACTGGTAGTGACTCATCTAGAATTTTAAAATGTTGTAAAAAGAAAGCTAAATCAACAAATGGATGCAAATGGTTTTATGCTGATGACGAGTCTCAACCAGACAAATCAAAGATTTTAAAACAAGACACTTCAAGTGTCTTTTTTTAATACTAAAAATTAGGGAAAGGAGGAAATCGAAAAGGAATGGAAAATAAAAAGAATAAGAAATTATTAACTCTACAGGACTTAGAGAACTTCTATTCTACTAAAAAGAAATCTTTTCATTTTAGTGCATCAGAAGATGCAGAAGCAATTGTTGTACAAGTTCCTGGAACAATCACATTTTCCGAAGATGATTATGATCCTACTCTTGGATTGCTACCAGTCCATTTACAGAGTTGTCATATAGGAGACAACAGAAATAAATCAAGTATTTCCGAAGACTCAATGTTACAGGCAATTCCTAGTGTCTACAACAGACCGATTTTGGGTTACATACATAAACTTTCAGATGGTAGTTATGATTTTGCAGGCCACGAGTTCAGTGTGTCAGACGATGGAACTGTGGAATATGAAGAGATTGCTGTGGGCACGATTCCAGAAAGTTGTAATGCTCAGTTAGTTTATGATGAAGAGAAAGATAAAACATATCTTGAAGTAGATGGTTTCATTTACGAGGAATACACTAAAGCTGCTGATATCTTAAGAACTAAGAAACAAAGTAAGGTTAGTGTCGAATTGAGCCTCTTGGATTTCTCATATGATGCTAAATCTCGTCATTTAAACATTGATAAATTTTACTTCTCAGGAGTTACAATTCTTGGAGTTACTAGGGATGGAAATGAGACTCCGATTGAAGAGGGAATGTATGGAAGCAATATAAAGTTAAAAGATTTTAGTGCAGAAAATAATTCTATGTTTTCTAATGAAACAGAAGAAATGAAAGCAAAATTAATTGAAATGCAAGAAAGTATTAAATCAATGCTCTCTCGCTTCAATATAGAAGACTCTAGTGAGTCTAAAGAAAACTACGGAAAGGAGGAACAATTTGTGGAGACCAATAAAGAATTTGAAGAAGTTGTAGAAGAAACAGTTGAGACTGTAGAAGAAACAGTTGTAGAAACAGAGGAAGTTGTTGAAACTGCTTCTGAAGGTGCAACAGAAGAATCCACAGAGGAAGTTGTTACTGAAGAAACATCTGAGGAAACTACAGAGGAATCTACAGAAGAAACTCCTGATGTGGTTGTTGAAGAGTCTGTAGAAGAAACTGTTGAAGAAGTTGTTGAAACTACTGAAACACCGGAAGTTACAGAAGAATTCGTTGAAGACGGAACTGATGATGACGAAGACGATGACGAAGATGATAAGGAGAACTTCTCTAAAACATTTGAGTTGTCACATGATGATGTTAAATGTTCTCTGTATAAGCTTTTAGCTCCTTATGAAGAAGCTAACAACGACTGGTATTGGATTGTTGAAGTTTTTGATAACCATTTTGTATATCAAGGTTGTATGGGCAATTACTTTGGTCAGAAGTATGTAAAAACTGAAAATGATTCTGTTGCTTTTGACGGTGAACCATATGTTTTATATAGTGAGTTCTTAACTGAGTCTGAAAGAGCAGCTTTGAAAGAAATGAGAAGCAATTATGCATCTTTAGTACAGTTCAAAGCAGACACAGAAAATGCAGAACTTCATGCACAAAGAGAAGCAATTCTTTATGATGCAAAGTATTCTGTTCTTGCTGAAAAAGATGAGAATAATGAATACAAGAATGAAGCATATGCAAAATTAGTATCTGAAATGGATAACTACTCTCTCACTGATTTGGAGAAAGAGTTGAAGTCTGTATTTGCAGATCATATTACAAATGGTGGTCAGTTTGCTTATGCTGGTGAAACAGAAAAGCCTACTGTAACTAAGAAATTATTTGCAAATTCTAAAACCAAGAAAAGTAGTAGATACGGAAACTTATTTGATAAGTAAAAAAATAAAAACAACAAAAACATTTTAAACAAAGAGGCTGCACCTATGCGGTCTTTTATTAATTTAAGGAGGAAAAAATAATGGCAATTAAATTTGAAATTGAAAAACATGCATATTGCTTTCCTACTAAGGTTTTAGCAGGAAACGGTGGCGAACACATTTTGAACATTGAATTAACAGCAGATGCACCTAATGGTTCAATCGTTGCTGTAGGTGACTACAAATCTTTCGACAACTATGTTGAAGCTACAGCTCCTGCTGATTATGAAGCAAAAATCGTTGATAAAGCTGCAGATGGTAACTTCTATGTAGAAGTTGTAGAACCTGCTGATGCAGTACTTATTTGCGAAGTACCTGTAATGACAATGGGTAATTATGATTCTAGATTCAAAGATGTAAAGAATTTTTATAATGCTTCTGGCGATGTTGTACGTGGATACGTTCTTCACAAACATGACATTTATGAATTAAGTGAAGAAGGTTTCGATGGTACACCTGAAGTTGGTAAGACTGTAACAGTTACAGGTAGAAAGCACGTAGTTGCGTAATAATTAGGAAGGAGGAAAAATATAATGGGAAAAATGCATTTTAGTACTAGAGTAATTGATGTATTCTCTGCTATGGGAACATCTTATGATGAAGTTAAAAATCTTATGTTTGACCTTTATAAAGGTGAATTAAGCGATGGTATTACAAAAGCCGAAGCTGAAAATAAAATTAGAGAGGTATCTTTAAAGATTTTTGGTTTAACTAAGGATTCTTCTAAGAGAGACCGTAAGAGAGCATACGAAGAGTTTGGTCGTCAGTTCTTTGATGTAATCGAAGAGATTACTGATTGGACTGTATCTACTGGTTTAAAGGAGAATGAATGGTTCACTGCTCTTGTAAATTACAAGAATATTGCAGATGGTGACGAAAACTTATTCTACAACGAGCATGAGGAAGTTATTCTTTCTGTTGCTAGAATGGGTAAGAGACATCATGACACAATGTTACAGAGATTGCCTGAAGGTTCTACCTACTCTGTAGAAACCGACCTTTATGGTGCTGCTGTAGGTGCTGATATTGATCGTTACTTAATCGGTCAGGAAGATTGGACAAAGTTGATTGATGCTATCACCAAGGCTTTCGTTTCTAAGACTCAGGAATTAATCTTCGCAGAAATTCTTGCAGCTCCTGCAAAGCTTCCTGTTCAGACTGGTTTTGTTGAGACTGGTGCTTTAGCTGAAGGTACAAGAAAGAAATTCAACAAAATGCTTCAGAATGTATCTGTAGCAAATGATAACGCTGACGTTGTTATTATGGGTACTATGGTAGGTCTTCAGGAACTTGAGAATTTGATTAAGGTAGATTGGATTTCTGATGGTCAGAAGGCTGATAAGGCTGCTATGGGTAGACTTGGTAACTATGGTCGTTATCAGCTCATTGAAATTCCTCAGAGATTTGCAAAGAACGATGTTACTAGAGATATGTATGATGACAACAAGCTTTGGATTTTCGCCGCTGGTGATGAGAAGTTGGTTGATATGGTAGACGTTGGCGAAACTCTCATTAACGAAATTACCGAGCGTGGTGAAGCAAATGGTAGAGTTGATGATATCATGAAGTATGAAGTTCAGAGAGAACTTGGTGTAGCTACTCGTATCGGCAAATACTTCGGTAGCTGGACTATTACTGCTTAATTTCGGTAATACATACAACTATATAAAAATGTTACTGGAGAGTGTGACTAATAATCGCACTCTCCTATTTGATTAAAAGGAGAAAATAAAATGGCAACTAATATGAAAAAGACTAATGCAAAATTTACTGCAAAGCCTATGGTAAAGCAGAATGAAGAAAAAATTGTAGAAGCTCCGGTACTAGAAGAAGTTGTAGAAGAATATGTAGAGGAAACTTTTGCAGAACCGGTAAAGGAAAAGAAAGTTTTTACTGATTCTGATTACGTTTTATGTCGCTCTGTATGTTCTGGTGGTTTGAATATTATCTCTCAGTCTGGAAATTTATACGAATTTAATGACTATGGTTCTGAATGTGAAATCAATTATAGAGACTTGGTGACTTTAATTAGAAGAGGTTCTGACCATGTTTTCTTACCTAGATTTGTTATCTTGGATGATGATTTCTTAGAGGACTTTCCTACTATTCAGAAAGTATATGGAACTATGTATACAATGAATGACTTGATTGAAATTCTTGAATTACCTGTTCCAGCAATGAAGAAAGAAATTGAAAAGTTACCTGTTCCTACAAAGGAAAGTATGCGTAACTTGATTGCAACACAGATTGCAAACGGAAAACTTGACAGTATTGCTAAAGTTAGAGAATTAACTACTATTTTTAATTCTGATTTTAATTTGCTTAGTGATTTGTTTGTTAAGTAAATCGGAGGTGCTTTATGACCTACGAAGAAATATATTCACAGTTTTTTTCTAAAGAAACTGACCCTACTTTTTTTACAAAGTATTCTAAAGACGAAGCATATGATTTAATGAAAGATTGGCTACATAGTCTTGTAGGTATTCCTTATATAAAGAAGTGCTTCTCTAATATTACTCTTGATGATGAACTTTTGGAGCTGACGTTTCAGTTAGCTAACCCAGTAGATGAAGAATCTGATAATTATTTTGTAAAGGATATTCTTTCTCAAGGACTCGTAATTTGTTGGATGCAACAAAAGGTTGATAATATTGTCAATCTCTCTGTGGTCATTGGTGGAAAAGATGAAAAAACAATTCTGAATAATTATAAAGCTAATATGACCAGATTAGAAGAAATGAAAGTCCAGTTAAGGAAAACAATCCGTGACTATGGTTATATTAACAATTCTTATATAGGTGAAGACTAATGAAACATTTATATGGAGAATTTTCAGAGAATCAGATTGCACAAACAAAAAAATCATTAAGAGGGTCTATATTCTTTTTATTATTATGCGTTGATCCAAAAACATCTTGGGAATATCAAGATGTTGATGTGAATAAATGCTTTAATGGTTTGTTACTTAAAATTGGTGGTTTGAATGAATTACTTCTGAAACAACCAGAAGTTGTGACAACCATGAGTCTTCTGCAAGCTGCATTAATGGAGTTTAACAATCCAGATTTTAACTTTGGTGTGTACAGAAAGTTAATCTTAGATGCCGGTGCAGAGATTGAAAAACTTCGAGAGGAGGTATAGATATGCCATCTTTTGAAGATATGAAAAAACGTTACTCTCCTACTGTTATTGGAGAACAACTAAAAGAAATGTCAAACATGGTTATGGATGAAACATTCAGTAATTCAACTAGTTATCGTAAAGGTATGATTTATGATTGTAATATGGAAGAAATTCAAGAAATTGAATTTAGATTCCTTAAAACAAAAACATACACTGTTGAAAAAGATGCAGTTGAATATATGGTTCAATTTAGACCAGGTGTTAATCCGGAAATTGATTTTGACAAATCTGAAGATCAGAAACACAGACTTGGATTCTACATTGATGTGCTTGATGAGAATACTAAGTTAGTTGAAAAATGGTTAGTTGTTGGAAAAGACAATAGTGAGTTTGATAAATACAATGTATTGAAATGTAATTGGTGGTTTGAGTGGCTTGATGAGAGTCGAGTTTATCATAAATGTTTAGGATGCGTAAGAGATCGAAATTCTTACAACTCTGGAGTATTTAAATATGCTCTCCCATTTAGTAATAAGTGGGTAATAAAGTGGGCAAAATCGGTGAACCCTAAGTAATTTTATTATAAGGGAATACCGAGCTAACCAATTGAATAGCGAAAGGTCAATAGGTAGTGTAACGCATAGGCAGTGAATAAATATAATCTGCCCAAGAGTGTCCACTACCCTATTTTATTTATAGGGTAAAAATGTATGCTGAACTTATAGGAAA